CTAATATCGTTGCAGGGAATATGGACACATACGTTAAGGGTAACTATTCGGTTTCTGCTGGTGGTAACATTGATGTATATGCAGGGGGAAATCTTACAGAGAAGGTAGACGGAAATAGAAAAACTACTATTACAGGAAATGATGAAGTTGCTATAACAGGAACTTTGACTGCAAAGGTTACGAAGGATGTAACTAACACTTATAGTGCTAACCTAACCACAACTATTACTGCACTTGGTTCTATCAAGGCCTCAGGTGCAATGACTGTCGGTGGTTCTTCTATCAGTTTCAACTAATGCCAGCAAGACTTACTTTTGAATCTGCAGCTCATGTAATGTCTACAGAACCTACAGCTGATGCAGAATTAGCAAATACAGGAACAGGAGGAACGGCTGGTGGAAAAGAGAATATAGGAAGTGCAACTTCCTCAACCTTTGATTCTGGTGAGGCATTTTTTAAGTGTATAGACACTACAACAGCCGCAGTAGTACCACCTTCACCACCACCACCGCCTGGAGTTGTAAATGATGGTACGGAATCTCCTGCAACACCTTATATTTCCGTTACAGGAATTTCGATACCTTCTTCATGGACTGTTCCAGCAACAGGAAATAGTGAGTCGTTATCATGGCCGGATTTATCTGTACCTAACAATACTGGAACTGGAACATATACGATATTTCCTAATGTTCAGATTATAATTTCTGCGGGAGCAACAACAGGAGGGCCAGGAGTTGCAGGGTCTACAAGTGTAACTGAAGCTCAAATCGTAGGGCCCGTTACAGAGTTAGATGATTGGGTAGTGCCGTGGACACCTACGGATAAACCACCTAATTTTGATGGTTCTGATTTTGGAAAAGCTAGAAGTTCTGGTTATGGAAATACTGCTGTCGGAGGGCCAGGAGTTTTTTATATAACAGTTGAACTAACTTATGGTCTAACTTTTGATGTTGGTGGAACAAGTACAACAAACAAAACTGCACTTAACTTTAAGATAGGTGTTATAAATAATTACGACAACGATAGGGAAAGATATATCAAAGCATATCAAGATGCTTATAGTGCCCTAACAAAAGTTCCAGAACTATCAGAGTGGCAAACATAATATGGCAGGATCTTACGCAAGAGAAGGGGATATGACAACTGGACATGGTTCATTTGTTCCCTCTATATTTCAACCAGGCTCGTCTTTGTGTCAAAAGGCAACCATTGAGGGTAAACCTATGTTGACAGTAGATGTTATAGTTGCTTCTCATGGATCACCTACACCTTCAACTCCTATCACAGATGGGAAAATTATACAGGGTTCACCAACTTGTAAGGTAAAGTGTGATGATGGAGTATTCAGAGCCGTTGCAAGGATAGGAGATTCATTGTCTTGTGGTTGCAAGATAGTTGGTGGAGCAAAAACAGTAGGTGGTGGTGCTGGTGGATAACAAATTAAATAATTAATAAGGTGAATTATGATAAATGAAGAAACAGATATGCAAAAAGAAGAACATTCAAAATCAATAGAAGGTCGTAAAAAACTAAATTTCTGGGCTAGATTTGTATTAAGTCTAGTAGTATTTGGTTCATTCCTTTTATTGTTATATTTACTATTCTTTCAACAAGTAGGTGATACCTATCGCGACATCGTAAATATTTTGGTTGGAAGTTTCGTGGCTATTCTAACTAAGACAGCTGATTACTGGTTTAAAGATAAGGATGATCCAGAACATAAAGAATCACAGGAGTTAAATTCAACTCCAACAACTAGTGGATTAGCATAATGGCATGGGATGCATCTAGACAGAATGAGAAAAGATCAAGTAGGGTTTACAAAGACCTAAACTTGAACTTTGGTATTAATCCAGTTACTAGCGATGTAACTACTGTTACTGATGTAAATGCAGTTAAAAGGTCTGTTCGTAACTTACTTCTTACAAACCATTACGACAGACCATTTCATCCAGAGATTGGTTCTAATGTTACAGCTTTACTTTTTGAAAACTTTGGGCCAATAACAGGAAATCAGTTATCAAGAACAATAGAAGAAATGATTTCTAATTTTGAGCCAAGAGCTCGAGTAGAAACTGTAGAGTGTTATCCTTTACCAGATACAAACACATATGATGTTAGAATTTATTTTTATGTTGAAAATCTCCCAGCTGAACTCCAAGAATTTCAAACACTTTTAGAAGCGGTAAGATAATATGGCTACAAACTCAAAAGGAAAGATAGAGATTACAGATTTAGATTTTGATTCAGTCAAAGCTAATTTTAAATCATTCCTTTCTCAACAATCACAATTTACAGACTACAATTTTGAAGGGTCTGGTATGTCGGTTCTAATGGATCTTTTGGCATACAATACTCACTACTTAGCATTTCATGCAAATATGCTTGCAAACGAAATGTTCATTGATACTGCATTGACCAGATCAAGTGCGGTTTCTCATGCAAAGGCACTAGGTTACTTACCATCTTCAGCAAAATCATCCTGTACATTTGTTGATGTTACAGTTAGAGGTGTTCCAACTTCACAGAAGTCATTGGTTATGGCTGCAGGAACAATCTTTACCACATCAATCAATGATGTTAGTTATAACTTTGTAACTATAGGAGATGAAACAGCAACATCTGAAACTGGAATTTTTGTATTCAGTAATGTAAAAATTTACGAAGGTACTAGAGTTAGATATACCTATACTGTAGATTCTACAAACTTAGAACAACAATTTATTATTCCGTCCGCACTTGTTGACACAGGAACTATAGTTGTATCTGTTCAGGCATCATCAAGTGATGTCACTACAGAAGTTTATACTTTGAATACAGATTATGCTACACTTGATTCAACATCCTTAAAATACTTTTTACAAGAAGTAGAAGATGGAAAATTTGAAGTATATTTTGGAGATGGTGTTACTGGTAAGAAACCAATAGATGGAAACATTGTTATTTTAGATTACGTTGTAACTAATGGAAGTGTTGCAGATGGTGCAAGTGCATTTACTCCTGCATCAGCTGTAGGGGGATATTCTAATGTAACTGCGTTGGCAACAGCAAGTTCTGCTGGAGGTGGAGATGCAGAAAGTGTTGACTCTATTAAATTTAATGCACCATTGAAGTATGCAGCTCAAGGTAGAGCTGTAACACCAGATGATTACAAAGCAATCGTTCCTTCAGTCTATACTAATATTAAGTCAATTCAATGTTGGGGTGGAGAAGATAATGATCCACCAATATATGGAAAAGTCTATATTGCAATTAGACCAAATACAGGAACATCCCTAACCACTACAACTAAAAATTCTATTATCACTAGTTTGAAGAACTATAACGTAGCATCAATAGTTCCAGAAATAGTTGATCCTGAAATCTTGTACTTGGTTTTGGGAGTAACCGCTAAATATAATTCTACTGTGACAGACAAAGCAAAATCAGATATTAAAGCTTTAGTTGAAACAACTGTAAGCACTTTTAATACAAACAACCTACAACAGTTCGATAGTGTATTCAGACATTCAAACCTTTTAAAAAATATTGATGATACTGATACATCTATACTTTCCAGTACTGCAACATTAAAATTAAAAAGAATTATTACACCAACTTTAAATGCAATAACCAAATATACTATTTCATTTAACAACGCAGGATACCATCCAACTGCAGCTCATTCCCAAACAGTAACAGAATCTACTGGATTCTATTTGTCTGGAAATACTAATGAACAGTTTATTGATGATGATGGTAGTGGTAATATTAGAACTTTTTATTTATTGGGTGGTACTACTAAAACTATTACCAATGCAACCGCAGGAACTATTAATTACAATACAGGAGTAGTTGAATTAACTTCATTTAATATTACATCTGCAACTAATGCTGATGGTACAATAGATGTAACTCTTAAACCAGACTCTAATGATGTTATTCCTGTAAGACAACAAGTTATAGAAATAGATACAGTTGCAACAACTGTGACTGCTGAAGTTGATGATTATGCAACTGGTAGTTCATCAGCTGGTGTAGGATATTCTACATCTAGTTCAACAGCTGCCGTAGGAAGCACATACACCACATCGTAATATGGCGAGTACGTTTTTAGATGAAAAGATTTCATCTTTTATAGAAGATAAATTTCCTGAGTTTGTAAAGGCAGATCATCCTGTTTTTGTAGAGTTTCTAAGGCTGTATTATCAGTTTATGGAGGCCTCAAAACTTACCCTTAAAGATATTCAACAAACAGATCAAATCCTTTTAGAAAATAAACTTACTACCAACTATCTTGCCAATGAACGAGATGATACAAGGTTTGTTTATGAAAATTCTGTATATGGTGCATTCATAAAAGATGAAGTAATTACAGGACAAACCTCTGGTGCCACAGCTACTATACTTGCAGAAGATAATGCTGGTTCTTGTCTTTACATTGAAACTAATAGACATTTTCAAGTTGGTGAAATAGTTGTTGGTGGAACATCAGCTGCAAGTGCCACTATTGAAAAGTATCAAGGAAATCCAGTACAGAATATTCAACAACTTTTAGAGTATGTTGATATTGATAATACTATTTCAGATTTCTTAACACACTTCCGTAATTCATATCTTACCGCTGTTCCTAATACTTTAGCTACAGGAGTTTCCAAAAGAAAATTAATCAAGAGTGTTCGTGACTTGTATCGTGCAAAAGGTACAAGAAAAGGTCATGAATTATTTTTCAGATTGATGTTTGATGAAACACCAGAACTTACTTTCCCTACAGAAAATATTCTTAAAGTTTCAGCTGGTGATTGGTCTAGTGATACTATTCTTAGAGTTGTAGCTACAGAAAACAATCCTGCAAATTTAATAGGACAAACTGTTTCCCAAACTGTAAATATAGGATTGGATCATGGTGCAGCTTCAGCAAACGTAGAATCTGTTCTTCAGTTGCAGGAAGGTGAGACAACAGTTTACCAATTAGTATTAAATGTAGCTTCTGTAAGTGGTACATTTATTGCAGGAGCAGAAGTTTCTGGAATTGATAGTACGGATGCTGATGTATCAATTACTGGAACAGTACAACCTATTCTTGTAGGTGCAACTGTAACGAATGGTTCGGCAAATTATACTACTAATGATACTGTTACTATTACAAGTAGTTCTGGACAAAATGCTATTATTAGTATTGTAGATGTTGGTTCTGGTGAGATAGGACAAATAGTAATTGATAATCCAGGCACAGGATATACAGTTGGTGATCCTTTATTTTTTGATAATACAAATACTGAGGGTGCAGGAGCCTCTGCGATTGTTTCTTGTATAGATGGTGCGATTGCTCCAGAAGCTGGTGATGTTGCAGAGTATGGTATGAACACTTTTGACCATATTGTATTTGAAGATGGTACAGAAGTTACAGATGCATATACAGGAAATCAAATTCAAATTGAATCTGGTACTCTAGCAAGTCTTAGTGCATCTAGTGAAGCTGGAGAAGTCGTAAACGTAACAGTATTCTCGCCTGGTTCTGGTTATGAAGTAATGCCAATTATTAAACCAGCTACCCACAGATTAACATTTAATTCTTCTGCACTTACAACTTCTGGAAAATTTTCAGCTGGTGAAACAATTACTAATAATGCTAATCCATCTGTATCTGCAACAATCACAACATCATTAATAGGAAAAATTACGATTGCAGAATCTACAGGGTCTTTTGCAACAGGACAAATTATAACTGGAAGTCTTAGTAATGCAAATGCAACTCTTACTGATGTTGATGCACTTGGTGCAAATGCAACTTTTCTTGGATGGGCAACTACTGGTTTAGGTTCAATTACTGGTGTAGAAGTTTCTAACTTTGGAACAGGATTTTCAACAGCACCAGATGCAACTGTTCCTGTCAAGATGTTACTTACCAGAAAAATTATTAGTGGAACAGTTCAAGCAAATATAACTTTAGCTACTGCATTTGCAGCGGGTGATACTGTAATTGGTCAGACATCTAGTGCTAGAGGTGTAGTAACTGCTTGGGATAATTCAAGACAGACACTTACTGTTAGAACTACTTTAGGAACTTTTCAAAGATCAGAAACACTTACAAGGGGTTCTGGTACAAACTATGCAGTAATTTCAGAAATTGCACAGGGAACATTATCAACTACAATAGGTACAGTTGGTGCAACTGCTGGACAATTCAATAATGATAAGGGTAAGATTAGTGAATCTTTAATGAGGATTCAAGACTCGTACTATTATCAAGATTTTTCATATGTTGTTAAAGTAGGAGCTGCAATTAAGGATTGGAGAGCGGAGATTAAGAAGGCTGTCCATCCAGCTGGTTTTGCAATGTTTGGTGAGGTAAGTATTACCAATAAGGTTGCAACTCTAATGACTGTACCAGTTACAGGAATTACTACTGAAACTCCAACACTTGCAAGTCTCTTTGAAGCTGTTATTACTACAGTCGTTGGTAGAAG